TATTGGTGTTGTCAGTAAAAACAAACGAAAAAAGATAGGAAAATAAAATGTTTAGGTGTAGTTTTATGAATTATTATTGTGTTCGTCGTTTACTTGAGATGGGTTATAGTTATTATGATTTTGTAGAATGTTGTGCCGATTTTGACGGAGTGATACATATGTTTCCTATTGGTTATACGTGGGATAATATGGTGTCTTTTGGCGATAATGTAAGTATGGTGTTTCTTGGTTATAGTAGGAGAAGGTTAGTATTATGAATTATAATAGGTATAATGGTAATAAGCATTTTTATATAGGTGGTGGTATGGTTAAGGATACACGCCGTGTACATCGTATGCGTATTGGGCATTATGAGACTGGGCGTGATTCTGATTGTGTGGGGTTGTTTGATTTTGTGATGGCGCATTATGCCGATGATGTTGCTTTAATGCGGTTGAATTTGTGGAATGATACTGGTGTGTAGTATGGTGTTGTTTGGCCTATTAGCTCAGTGGTTAGAGCGGCATCCTTATAAGATGTGCGGGCCGGGTTCAATTCCCGGATAGGCCACGGTTGTTGAGAATCGTTATCGTTATTGTTAGTGTGATATATTAGGTCATGACATGTCGCTTGGCATGTTGTGGCCTTTTTTTGTATGAGGTAGATGCATATGGATATGAGTTCTATTGTCACTCTTGTGGGTAGTGTTGGTTTTCCGATTGTCGCGTGTTGTGGGATGGCGTGGTTTATTGCTACGACGTTCCGTGATTTTAACAATTTGATGACGAAGAACAATGTTTTGATCGAAGAGCTTATTGTCTTGTTTAAGAATAATAAGGGGGATGATGATGTTGATTAAACGAATATGGCATAGTATATTGGCGTGCATATGCGTGTTGTCGTTGGTTTTCGTGCCGTCTGCATACGCGGATATGCGTGGTTTTGACGTAAGCAATTGGCAATGTGATATTGATACGTATGCGCTCGATGCTGATTTTGTTGTGGCCGGTGCGACTTGGGGTGTTGGCGGTTTTAATAATGTCTGTTTGGTCAATGGCGTTAATCAGGCCGCGAATTATCAACTTGGTCGTGCAGTGGACAGCGGAAAAAGTATCGGCGTGTACCATTATGCTATGGGGCATGATGCGGTGGCGGAAGCTGATTTTTTTGTTGATAACGTTGTCGGATATGTCGGGCGTGCCGTGCTTGCGCTGGATTGGGAGGCCGATGACAATCCGCAGTTTGGTAATGGGGCGTGGGTTGAGTCTTGGGTTCGCCGCGTGTATGACCGAACGAGGGTGTGGCCTGTCGTTTATACGGGGGCATATTCGTTGGGTCAGCTCACGCCGTTCGTGCGTGAGCATTGCGGTGTTTGGGTTGCGCAATATGCGTCGAATGCGCCGACTGGTTATCAGGCGGTGCCGTGGCTGTATGGCGCGTATGGTGAGGCCATGCGACAGTACACGTCTAATGGTTACGTGTCGGGTTATGGGCCGTTGGACTTGAACTATTTCCGTGGCGAGCGGTGGCAGTGGGACGCATATGCGCGTGGCGAGCGTGATGACGGTGCTTCGGCCCCGGCACCGGAACCGGTGCCGGACGCTGGTTGCGCGTCCACGTGTGTTACGGTCGGGCCGGGTGACACGTTGGCCGGTATTGCCGCGCGGACTGGTTTGTGGCCGTGGTCTGATTGGTCGGGGTATGCGTCCGGTAATCCCAATGTGATATATCCCGGCGAAACCGTTTGCTATGTCGGTGGCACTGTTGCGCAGTCGAATACGGTGCGCACGTATACGGTGCAACCGGGTGATAGTTTGTGGTCTGTTTTCGGCACCGATTGGTCTCGTGTCGCGTCGGTTAACGGTCTGTCTAACCCGAGTTTGATTTATCCGGGGCAGATTTTGCGTTACTGATAATCATTGTTAATAATCGGCGTGTCGCATTTTGCACACGCCGATTTTTATGCTATAAATATATGTGTTAACAAAAATGTTAACAGAAAAAACAGATGAAAAGGATAATATGCGTAAGATTCGTAAGGTAATCGCTGATAGCGATATCAGCTACTATGACCGGAACGGCGATTTGAAAACGTTCAACACCACCGGAAACATTCGTACCGTTGAAAAAGCAGTTAAGGCGCTTATGGACGCGGGTATTGTCAACGTCCTGATTGATGATATCACCGTACACAAGACAACGTATGCTATGGACGTTGACACGTTTATCGCACACGCCGAAACCGTCGCAACCGATACCGATACCGATACCGATACCGATATTGATAACGACAACGATAACGACAACGATAACGACAACGATAACGAACCTGAATTCTGATTTTGGAAGAAAACATCATGACCAAGGACAATGAACAGATGAACGACACCACGAATGAAACCGCCCAGACCACTGTTGACAATTATCGTTACATTTGTACGATGGACATCAGCACTTTTGAGGGCAAGCGTGCCATTGTCAACGCGCGTAACAGCGCATTGTCGTTGAACGGTATCGGTGACACGCCGTTAACGGTCATTGGCGCGTTTACCGCGCCGGGCGTACGGTCTCAGACGGGGCAGAAGTGCGTTAACGTCTATCTTTTTGTAAATGACGGTAATACGTATTTCAGCCAGTCGCAGGGCATTTATCGTAGCGTGTTGGATATTTATGATATGTTCCCTGATTTTAACGCGCCGAACGGTATCCCCGTGACAGTGAAAAAGACACCGCTTGGTGGTGGTAGGTCTACCAAATCGCTTGAAATTAAGTAGTTTGACATCAAGTATTTTGAAATGAGAAAAAAGCGCCATAAAACAATATGGCGCTTTTTTATGAGGGTGGTGGAATCATGCCTAGAGCGCGTAAACAGGCGGATGTTTTAACCGCGAAGCGTAAGCGCGTGATCCGCGCGATAAATAGTCTGAAAAAAAGCATTACGGACGCCATGCCCGAGAGCGAGGCAAACGTGCGACGGGATTATATTCAGCGGCTTGAATCGCAGTTGAAAAAAACATATGTCGGGCGCGTGAGTAATCGCGCCATGCGTGAGGAATTGTATCAGCGTGCCAACGAAGTCGCTGACATGCTCGTGCGACAGGTTGGTGAGGTGCGCGGCGGCAAAGGTCGCGCAATGGAACGCAGGCGTTCGTTTAACATTTTCCGCACCGAGATGAGAATGGCATCCAAGGGACAGCCGAGCGTGTTGGGTGAGCTTGGTCGGGAAAAAGTCAAGATTTTTTGGCGATACACGCAAAACATATGGCAGAAACCGAACATTCCGCCGGACAAACGTTTGGAGGCCGTGATGAAAGCATATGACGCGGACTCGTTGAGTGAGCTTTTTGATACCATTATGGCGCGAAATGAAAAAGTGTTGCGATACGCCAAAAGCATGAAAGCGCACACGGGCGAGCTGGAAGATTATACGGATACCGACGGCGGTAGTCCGATATGGCTCGTGGCGGTTTCACCTGACGTGGTACGATGAAAACACGTAAGGAATACAGAATCGCGGCGATATTTGACACCGAAACCACGAATATCGGTGAGGGTGCCGAAACGCGCGCGTATCCGATATTGTACATTTTCAACGATATGCGGGCTACCCCGTTGGAATCGTATACGCCCGATACGGACGATGTACGTTTTTACCGGCGCACGTCCGAAGCGTTGACGTACATTGATGATTTGATTACGTATGGGCGCGCGCATGGTTATGTGCCGATAATCGCGGCGTATAATCTCATGTTCGACATGCAGACTCTCATGCTGGAATTGGCGCAATCGTATACGATTGAGGTCAACGCGCAGACCGCAACCAGCGTGTACACGCTTGATTTGTGCATAGATGGTAATGTGGTGTGCCGTTTTTGGGATACGTTTTACCTTGAAATGGGCGGCCTACGCGCTATGGGTGAGACGTGCGGCCTGCCCAAAGCGGTGGGCGATTGGGATTACACACTTGTGCGTACGCCTGAAACGCCGTTGACCGGGGAGGAATTGTTTTACGCGCGGCGTGATGTACAGGTGATACCGCAGTATCTGCAATGGCTATTGCGCGCGAACCATTGGCTCACGCCTGATATGCTGGGGTGCCGCGTATTGACTAAGACGTCATTAGTTCGGCAGATGGCGCGCCGTGAGATTGGCGGACGGCGCGTCACGTTGCAAGGCGGCAAAAAAATCACGTTGCAACGCGCTTATGAAACGACGTGCAATCAAGAGTTTCCTAAAAACTATGAATCCTATGCGTTGCGTAAAGCGTGTTTTCGTGGCGGTTTGACTTTTACGAGCGCGAAAACCGCTAGCGTTGTCGTTGATAACGTGGCGTCTCTTGACGTTACGTCAATGCATCATGCGTTCATCAACGGGCGGCGCTTGCCGGTTAAATTCGCGGATGCCCCGCCGGAAATTTTGCAAATCGCGTGCGAGCGTATCGTTGACACGCCGCTTGCAGATGTATTACGTAATTATAGTGACCCGTTTCGCACGGGGGTACATGTTGCGATACGTTTTACAAACCTTAGATTGCGGGCAAACACATGTTTTGCCGATTGGGGTATTACAATCTGTCCACGGTCAAAGTTTGTGCGGACGTTGCAAGCGGACACCGATTACAGCAACAACGAACGCGCGAAAACACAGGAAAACAGTATTAGGGCGCACGGCTACGTTGATAGTGCCGTTAATCCGACGTTTGCTTTTGGAAAATTGTATCGGGCAGATGAATGTATCTTGCACGTTAATGAGATTGAATTGTGGAACGTGGCACAGGTGTATGAGTTTGACGAAATGCATGTATTGTATGGTGAAGCCACCACTAAGACGATTGTACCGCCCGATTACGTGACCCTACAATCTAACATGCTGTTCGCCCGGAAAACCGACGTGAAAAACCTGATTAAACACTACACCGAGGGTGTGCCGTATGCGGGTGATATACCCGAGTCGATACCCGAGGGAATCGCACGTGACGCTAGGGCGGGCACGTTGAGCATGAAATTTCTGCAATCATATTACGGTAGCACCGTTAAAGGACAATTCAACGGTATCTATGGTACTCAAGCGCAAGACGTCATGAAAGCAGATTACCGCGTGACGGAAACCGGTGAACTGGAAGTAGATAAAAACACGGTCTGCACTCCCGAGAATTTCGTGAAAAAGCGTCCGAAGACACCGCGCGTGCTGTACACGTATGGTATGCGAATCGTAGCCGGGTCACGTATGCATCTAGTGATAGCCATGATGCTGATATATCGACGTTTCGGGAATCGCGTCACCGTCACGGGCGGCGATACCGACAGTCTTAAAATCAGTTGCGCCGATGACGTGACCGACGCGGAACTGTTGGACGCGCTCGAACCATTGCACACAGCAATAGAAAACGCAATCAATCTCACCATGCGGCGCGTCCGAAACACCGCGCCCGACATGGCGTCAACGCTTGACCATATCGGCAAGTTCGAGGTTGAGGACTGTGGCGGCACCACCCGTTACGCCGAACACGTGGAACTGTGGAACAAGGCGCGTGTCAGTCTGGATATGTCCGGGCGCGTGCATGTCACTTGCGCGGGCCTACCACGGCCCGACGGCGTGTACACCATTGAAGACTGTATCGAGGACATTATGCGCATGGGTCACGGTTTCGCGGAAACGATACGGTCGGCACTGGGTTATGACGTGTTGGTTGATTATGAGATTTGCCATACGTTGCAACGCAACCGTCCGCATGTGTGGGATAGGTACGTCGGCACCGTCACCGATTATCAAGGCATGACATATCATGTTGACGCGCCCGAGGCGATAGCTTTGTATCCGTCCGGCAGATGGCTGGGGGAATCGGACAAACAGGCCAACGGCGAAAATCTTGCATACATGCGGGACGTATATAATAGGAATGTTGAGACATTGCCGCGAGAACTTATTGTGCGGGACGGCATACCCATGATTGTGAGCATTGATGGCGAAATATTACTATGACCGGCTTAAGACGTTGATATTACCGCGTAACGCAGATGTGAACATGATTATCGGCGCGCGTGGTTTAGGCAAGACATACGGTGTACGAAAATACATGATAGAGGATTATTTGAAAAACGGCTATTGTTTCGTGGAAGTGACACGGTTTCGTGAGGAAAACAACGATGTCGCGGCGAACTATTTCAGTCGTATCGTAAAAGATAATATTTTCCCTGATTATGAGTTTCGGACTACTAATAAAATAGCGGAAATTCGCAGAAAAAAAACCGGTAAAAAAGAAAACCCGTGGAACACATTAGGTTATTTTATACCTTTGTCGTTGCAACAGCAGAAAAAGAAAAGCACTTATGTTAATGTGCGGAACATTTGCATGGATGAAATTATCATAGACAACGATGACAGGTATCACACGTACTTGAAAAATGAGTTTGAACAATTGGCGAAACTTGTGGATACCGTCACACGCGAGCGCGCCGATGATACGGAATTACGCAAGCCGAGAGTGTTTCTGCTAGGCAACGCTTGCGACGCTTTCAACCCCTATTTTCAACATTATGACGTGCCGTTGGAACCTGAGTACGGCTTACGATGGCTAGGTGGTAAAACATGCTTGTTCGACTATGTTCGCGACGATGAATACGCCGAACAAAAAACAAAGAACACGGTAGCGGGTCGTATGCTGAAAAACAACGATGACGTCACCTCTAAAAACAAATTCGCGCGGCATAATACTGATTTTATTGAAAAACCACACGGACACGCAAAACTTACGTATGTTTTCCGATGGTTGCAAAACGAATACGGCGTGTATGTTGATTTGCGTTGCGGCTATGTTTTCGTATCCTCAAAATATGATAGCGGCGCGCATGTACCGTATTTCGCAATCACCCGAGCGGACAACAAACTTAACTATCTTACCGCGAACATGGCTAAAGATTTGATACGTAATCTTACATCATATTATGCGCTGGGATATCTGCGCTATGATACGGTGGAAACGCAACACGCCGTAAGTGAAATGCTAAAGAATTTCGGTGTAAAATAACATACGGCATACAAAGAGATACCGCAGTGAAACCGCTAAAACATTGTCATTGACTTCCACGGTTGACTCCGCCAATGACATGGCCGTAAGGGATAAGCGCGCCGGTTGTCGCTGTGAGTCATGTCGCAAGTATGCTATTCTTAAGTCGTATCGGCCCGTATCACGCCGATACGACTTTTTCATATGGAAGGAAAAAACAAATGGATGACGAAACCACCGAGGAGAGGGACACCGCCGAACGTGATGACCTCACCCCCAACGAAGCGCACCGTGAAGGCGAGTTCGATGACTTGCGCGACATGCTTTCACGGGTGCTTGATAAAATTGATGCAATGAACGAGCGAATCGACGGTATCTACGACAATTTCACGGATTCCGTGGCGCAGATGGTCGAAAACGGCGCAACCGTCAAGGAAACCGACGATGACGCGGCGGAAGCAATCGCACAGGCGGCGGCGGAAGACTTGGAAAACCTTGATTACACGCTGTAACGGATAGGAGAAAAATATCATGGCTGTAGACAATGCAACGATTTTGGATAAAGTCCGTACCAAGGGTACTGATGACTACCAGCAACGCATTCCGAGCGCGACGCAAACCGGCGTGGCGAATACCATGCGTTATCTGTTCGACCCGATGAACCGCCAGTATCTCAATGATTGTGTATGGAACATGGTGAACCGTATCGGACTCACCGTTATGGCGCAGAACGCGCCGTTTGAGAACCCGTTGGCGATTTTCAAGAAAGAAAATCTCTATTGGGGCTCGACTGTACAGGAGATTGCCGTCAAGTGGATTAAGGCGCACGGGTACAAGGATGACGCCGAAGAGTTGCTGAAAATGCACCGGCCCGAGGCCGCCGTATGGTTCTACGAGATGAACCGTCGTGACCAGTACCCGATATCATGGACAGAAGATGAGTTGCGGCAGGCGTTCGTTGATGATTTCGGGCTGAACCGTTTCATAGCGCAGATTATGGAAACGCCGCGTAATTCCGATAATTACGATGAAATGAACATCATGTTAGCCTTGATTAATCATTATGAGCAGAATCTCGGCTTCTACAAGGTGCATCTTGATAGTATCCCGTCCGACGAAACGACCGCCAAGACGTTGCTCAAGGCGTTGCGTTCGACCGCCGGGCGTATGCAGTTCCCGAGCACTCAGTACAATGCGCTCAACGTGACCGACATTCCGGCGTATGCGAACCCTCAGCAAATGGTGTTGCTGATTGAACCGGAATATCTTGCGTCACTTGACGTTGACGCTTTGTCCGCCGTGTTCCAGCTGGACAAGGCCGAAGTGCCGTATCGTATCGTTCAGGTGCCGAACCTCGGTATTTCCGGCGCGGTTGCGTTGCTCGTATCCACCGATTGGTATCAGGTGCGTGACACCATGTATGGCACCACCCAGTTCTACAATCCCCAGACCTTGGGCAACACGCTGTATCTCAACCATTGGGGTATCTACGGCGTGTCGCCGTTCACGCCGTGTGCATTGTTCACCACCGACGCGGGTACCAGCATCAATGTCGTGACGCAGACCGTGAGCGGCTTCGCACTGACGCCGACGTCGGGCGACGTCAAGGCGGGCGACGTGGTACAGCTCACGCCGAAGCTCACCGCCAACGTGACGCCGACGGGCACCGCAATCGAGGTTGCGCCGAACTCCGCGACCTACGAGGTGTCGGCTAAGCACGGCGCAGAGGGCGCGGCGTTCCAGCTCGATGTCAACACGTTCGTTGATGACCAAGCCCGCCTGCATGTCCAGCGTAACGGTCTCAAGGGGGACGACGTCATTACCGTGACCGGCACCGCGACGTACGTCAACCCGAACGGGGAGACCACTGAACATAAGGCCGAGTGCACTTTCACCGTCAAATAGTCTTCATGTTAGAATGGGTGGTGTTTCACGTGAAACACCACCCTTTTTTCGTATATAAAGAAAGATATGATATGGACTTCCCGCACCTGCAAAACGCCACGGCGTTCCCCGATACGGACACCCGCGTGTATGAACAGTATCGCAACACGTTCGATTACAATGTTTGGACGCCAAACACTGTTATCAAGTTGTGCCGCGTGAACTGGTACGATGATTACCATGATGTCGTGAAATTCCCCGATGATACCGCAAGGGACGCATGGTTCGACGCGCTGGACGGCGAAACCGTCAAGCTTACGACCAACATGTATATCGCGCGCGCCGATACGGACGGTATAAAATTGCCCGTACCGTACATGACGGCGCAACGGTATAATTACATTGTCGTTGATTTTTCGCATGATATTGTCAATACGCCGTATCAGAAAACCGACGTGCAGACACGCTATCATTTTTTCATCACCTCGGTACGCGCCGAAGCGCCGAACACGACAACATGCACGCTTGTACGTGATGTATGGACGGACTATATCAACAGCACCACAATCAACGGTCTGTTGTTGTCACGCGGTCACGCGCCATTGACGGAAACGACACCGCAAAAACTGTTGGAAAACCCACGGGCCAACTGTCGTGATTTTACGTTGCCCGACGTTGATTATGGCAACGCGGCCACGAACATTAGAAAAAGCACGGCGATTAACTTGCAAAACGGGACAAGATACATATGTTTGGCCGCAACTTTTTCACCGCAACAATTGCAATCAATGAGCAATATGCGCGGTACAAACGTCACGGACACCAGCCCGTCATACACTAACGCCGATGAAACGGTTAATGGTTTTGTATGGGGTGCCGGGAACATAAACACGTCAAACGTGACCGGTGCGGGTACGTCATATAATTCCGTTGACAACCTCACCGCAAGCAACGTATACATGTACGCGCTGGAATCATCCAAAGTATCGGGTGATTATTTTGATACGATGTTTGCGTATTATCCGCATATCATGTCACAAATCGTATCTGTTTTCGTTGCCACAGCAAACATGATGCATCTGGGAAATACCACTACAGTACATGATGTAAAATGGTATACGGTCGGCGGCGCGCGCGCAAAACTAGCGGACATTAACCTAACAACGAATGATTTCGGCTATGCGCCCGAGTACGCCAAAATAACACGCCTGTACCTCGCACCCTACGCGCACTTGGAAATATCCGACAACATAGGCAATAAAACCCGAGTGGAAATAGCGGAATGCGGCCATCTCTCGGCGCAAACCGTCACGTCATTGAGTTACCCGATATTACGACAACTCGCATGGCTTGACGCCATAGGAGGCGACGGCGACACATCCATAACCATCAACGCCATCAACGGTGCCACCATTACCGCCGACGTGCCGAACGCGGACATGCTCAAAACGCTCATATCCCATGACATCCCGACATATGCGTTGCAACGCCGCGCAATCGACGCGCAACGCGCCGCCACTTACAATGTCGCCGTAAGTCAGGCACGGCAAAACGCCATGCTGACGTATGAAAACGGCGCGCGCTCGGCTAATGTCAGTCAGGCAAACACATATCGTAGCAGTGCGGCGACGGTGTCGAACACCGCGCGCGCGAATCAACGCGACATAGCGATAAAAAACGAGTCCAATAGTGTGCGGTCGGATAATCTCACATACTCGAACACACGTCAAACCGCTGACTTGAGCACTAGCACGGTCAAAATCAACCGTGATGTAAGTGATGATAATACACTACAGAATAAAGCATTTGTGGAGGGCACCCAAACTCAGGCAATAACAAACGTGGCAAGCGCGATAGGCTCAATAGCGGGGGCCGCGCTGGTAATCGGCACCGGCGGCGCGGCCTCGCCGGTGGTGGCCGGTGCAATGGCAATCGGCGGTGCGGCGCTTCAAGGCTACAACACCGGTATTGCAATCACTAACAGTCAGGAACTCAACGCGACATCAAATTATGTTGCAAATGATAAAGCGAAAACCGCAATACAGGCCAACACCGAGCAAACACAACATGCCATAACACAGGCCACCGCCGTGACCACTCGCGCGAACACGCAAGCCGACCGCGTTACCGAGTACAGCACAAGCGCGGCCACCGACATGACCGCCACAAGCACGGGCACGGCCAACACTAACGCGGGTGCGTCACGTGGTCTGACGGTTGACAACGCCAAACGAATCATGATGAACGCGCGCGACAACACGAATGCGTCATGGCGCGACATGCTCAACCATCCAGCGCAACCGGTCGGCGCGTATGGCGGCGACAATTTCAGACAGGCCACGGGGCTTGACGCCATGACCGTGAAAATAGTGACCGAGGACAACGGCGCGATAGCGGCGGCGGGAGATTACATGCTACGCTACGGGATAGCAAGCAACAAACTCTATAACAAACCGACGCTGACGGCGTGCAAGCATTACACGTATTGGCAGACCGCCGATATATGGACGATATGCCCGTTTGCGCAAAACGAGCAATTGCAGACAATAAGGGATATTTTCAGTTCCGGTGTTACAATATGGAACAGGCCCGAGGAAGTCGGCGGCGACTTCGTACACGACAATCTATAAGGTGGAAATATGGGACGCAAACGAACGCATAAAAGGCCGTTGACCCGCGCGGAACTGGGAGAACGCGGCGCGCCGGTATGGCAACAGTCCGAGGCGCTCAACTCGCAAGCGTATTCTATGGCGTATTCTCAAATGTTGAATATCGCGTTATCACGGTTCAAATGGTTGAATCTGCCCAAGACGTGCGACGCTTGGTTTCTTGAATACAATTTACTGTATTTCGGTTACGCGACAATCGCGTTTCCGCATAGCAAGCCGGGAGTGTTTTTCAGCACGCAAGCGGTAACAACGTCGAATTTCAACGTGTATTACAAACCGAAAAAATGGGATAGCTACGGCATCAATGGTTGGCGTTTCCCGGTCAACAACTCTAATGGTGTTTTCATCTACGCCAACCGTGCCCGCACGCCGCTCATTCCGACCATCGAGTTTTTCGCGCATGAGATTGAAGATTTGTATATGACACGGCGGCAGAATCGTTTCAATCAGAAAACGCCGTTCATCCTTGAGGTTCCAGCCGGTCAGCAGACGGCGGGCGTCAACGTTATCAAGCAAATCTCAGGCGGTGAAATGGCAATCATGGCGACACCGGGTTTCACCGATTCCATGAAAGCCAACGTGTTGAAAACCAATGTCGACTACATCGGTATGGAATTGCAGAACGACATACAAAACACGTGGAATTCGTTCTATCAGGCGCTAGGTATCAAAAACCTCCCGCTGAAAATGGAACGACAGACCGCCGATGAAATACAGGACTACGGCGAACCGACCGACCTACGCGCGCTCAGCGAACTGGAGGAACGCCGCGCCGCCTGCGATATACTCAACACCCGGTTTGAAAAATACCTCAAGGAACCGATACAGGTCGTGTGGAACGAGGACAACATCTCACGCAATTATGATTATTTGAATAACCTTGAAAGATTGGCCGGTGATGATAATGCCGAATGACATAGACAGCTATCAGCCGTGCGAATCACGCGACGAATTTCATGGCGTGATGACGTACACGTTTGGCGAACTACTCGATGTGCCGGGCGGTGTTGACTGGGATAATGCCGCATGGTCGTGGCGGGACGTTGCCTATGATGACACGCAATACACGCGCTGTTGCCGTAAAATCGAAAACCGTTTCTATGACCGGGAACTAGGCGTCATGCCACCGTCAAGATGGCGGCGGCACTTTATGCGGCTTATACGGGAAATAATGCCGACATTGCGTCCGCTCTATGCGCTTATAGACAATAATCCTGATATAATTCTCAGCGATAGCGACATATGGCATAAAATGCGTACCGTGTTTTCCGATTTTCCCGCTACGCAATTGGCTGAAAATCAGGATTACGCAAGCAACGCGACCGACAATCAGTATGAGACAATAACAAACGGCAATTTCATGGACAAAGTCAATCGCATACGCAACGGCGAATATGTCGATATTGACGTATTGTTACTCGACCACCTTGAAACATGTTTTAGTCCATTATGGACTATAAACATAAACAATTACTGAAAAAAGAGGAGAATGCACATGTTCCCATATCTACCGTTTTACTCGGTATGGCCCTACACGCCCGCCATACCCGCGTTCTACTGGAACGCCAAAAGTCAAGAGGAAATAATAAAACATATTGCGTGTGAAATTGACCACATAACGGCATATTTTGACGAACTCGTAACCGACATAAACAAAATATTGAACGATTACGATACAAGAATAAAAAACATTGAAGCACACATAAACGATTACGGTACGGCCATAGCGCAAATACAGGAACAAATTGAACATATTGGAGATACACAACTGGTCTGGAACGTCACAAAAGGCGAATACACTGACAGTAAAACAGCGCTACGTGATTTGTACCGCGAACTAGCGGTGTACGGTGCGCGCGTCACTCAAATAGCCGATATCAACACCGGCAAACTAGCCGAGCACCGTACCGATGAAACACCGGCAATCGGCAATCTTACCATATTCAACGACACCACACCACGTGTCACTAACCCAACCACCGGCGATAAATACCCGCCACTCTCATAAAAGAGGAGTATCATGGTTAACACCACAAATTATGCACTGGAAAAATATGAGTCGGGAAATTCCGCAAATCTACTTGACCAGTACAATGCGTCAATGGATAAAATCGACGAAGCAATAAAACCCGCATTCATAAATGCGTTAGGTCTGACCGGGTCTAACGCGCAAACATTTGGAACCACTCTCAACCACATATTAAACCGCACCGGCACGGAAATTTTCACCGTTACCGACCTCAGCAGACTCAAAAAAACCGCAGAGGGCTATCCAATTCCGCCGACCAAGTAAGGGCATACCATCATGGCAACAGAAACACCGTTCTATCATCTGCCACTATACGAGACAGGCGACTTAGCCGACCTACGGGACGGATACAACGCCGCAATGCGTATCCTAGACCGCGTAATACATCAACTAAAAGTGCAGGAAGAAATAAATCACCCGACGAATCTCAGGAAGGGCAACTAACATGACCGATTATACAACCAACTTCAATCTCGAAAAATATCAAACCGGCGACGCGGCAAACCTCAATGACCAATACAATGCGTCAATGGATATTATCGACGATAACATGTACAAAATCAACACTAACGCAAACACTGCGGGCGGTAAAGCCACGCAAGCGTTAGAAACCGCACAAAACAACACCAAAAATCTCACGGCATTAGGCGTAACCGACACCGAAACCGCAACACAACTCAAAATCAAAATAAACAACACCGCCGAAACAGCACAAAACAATACAACACAAATTACAACAATAAACAATTACATTAGCGTTAACGAAATGTTCAACATGCGCGGCGACAACATCATGGTAACGTTCGGTGACAGCTACGCATCACCCACCGATGACACGTCATGGGCCGTACAGGTAGCAAACAAACTAGGCTGGACACTCAAAAATTATGCAATAGGCGGTGCGGGATACATCGAACCAAATACGACATACCAAAGTGAGTTCAATTCCGCGCGTCAAGACCGTACATATGCGCACGAAAAAGTATCACTAGTTATAATCGGCGGTTCAAGAAACTCAAACGATGGATATGATGGCTCAATAAAAATAGCCGCAACTGCATTATTCCAACAATGCATCAATGAATACCCTAACGCTAGAATAATAGCAATACCTATGTTATGGGATAATAACACCGTATCCGACTATTGGCGTTACAACGCGGGTGAAATAGAACAAGCCGCAATCGAAAACGGAATAGAAAGCATCCCGTGGGCATGGACATGGAACATGGGTAAACCCGAAAACATCAAAAACGATAAGATTCATCCTAACGAAAAAGGCACTACAATAATCCGAAACTACATTCTCCGCTACCTAACAGGCGCATACACGGGCAGACACGAACACTGGGTGTGGAGAAAACCCGGCAATCCAGCCGCCGGAATGCTCTCAGTCAACGCAAGCGGCGGAACAATCAGCTACGCATTCCAAATGGAAAACGGTGTCACACCGGCCGAGTGGACTAGCATAAGCGGTTTGCCGCAATGGGCGTGGAACGATAAAGACACTACCAACTCAGTACGCAAATGGACACTACAGGTATCTAACGGCGCAAATGAGGCAACACTATTCAAAATAAACACAGACGGTACCTTCGGAATACAACCATTCGCAACTACAGGAAACCACGGTACACCTAACGGACTCATGGCCGGACATTTCACAACAGCATGGTAACAATATAATAAAAATAAGCCGGTTGGTAACAATACCAACCGGCTTCTATTATATCAATCACCATACATAATCATAAATTGTAACAACATACGAACAAACACCGTCTTTAACACCACAACACACAAAATCAAAATCACAATCACCATATTTAAATTCAAGCACCATAGTAAGAGCTGATTTAAACGTGACCACACTATCATCAACTTCCTCACAAGCCGCGACAGTTGTCGTATAACCGTCAATATTAACCTCATATAAATTATCCGGTGCAATCTCAGTTACATAGGCATTAACTTTAAACATTTTAATCAATCCTTTTTTGTGTTGTTTTTGTTGACACCTCAAATATAGCACGCG